GTGTGCTGCCGTGCACAGGCCGGCGATGTCTTTGGCGCGTGCGACGACGGCGTCGATGGCTTCGTTGCTGGCGAGCGCGCTGGCCGACACGACAGCCTCCGCCAGTTGCGGCAGGCCTGCGGCGCGGCACGCTGCGAAAGCGTGTTGCGCGAGCGCGCCGGCGTCGGGCGGCGGCGTGGTGGCGACCGGTGCTACGGCTGGCGCTGCTGGTGCTTCCGGTGCGGCGGCTTTCGGCGGCTCCGCCGGCGGCGCTTCGAGCGCTTTCAGCAGTGCCTCGGGCGTGTGCTCGAACCGGGCGAGCAGTTCTCCGGTGCGCACGGACGCCTGCAGCTTGACGGGCGCCTCGATCTGGTCGGCGAAGCCGCGATCCTTGGCCTCGCTGGCCGTCATCCACGTCTCTGCGTCCAGCATGGCGACGATCTCGTCGTCGGTCAGGCCGCATTTGTTGCGGTAGGCGGCGACGATGCCGTCGCGCGTCTTGTCGAGCAGCTCGGCGGTCTTGCGCATCTGCGCAGCGTCGCCGGCGGCGATGGTCCAGGCGTTGTGGATCATCATCATGGCGTTCTCGGGCATGACGATGGTGTCACCGGCCATGACGACGAGCGACGCGGCCGAGGCGGCAATGCCATCCACGCGCGCCGTCACCTTGCCGCTGTAGCGGCGCAGTGCGTTGTAGATGGCGAAGCCGTCGAACACATCGCCGCCGCCGGAATTGACGGCCACGAGGATCTCGTCGGCGTCCTTTGCCACGGCGTCCAGCTCGTTGACGAATGCCTTGGCGGTGGTACCCCAAAAGCCGATGTCGTCATAGATGCGCAACTCCGCGACCGTCTTGCCAGCGGCGTTGCGCGCGGCTTTGAGGTCGTACCACTTCCTCTGTTTAGCTTTCATCGTTGGTGTGTTCCTGGTTGTGGGTCACGCTGCCGGCGCTGTCGCGCCTGCGCGCGTCGGAGTCGAAGACGAGGCCGAGCCTGTCGGCGCGTTCGTTGTCGGCAGCGTTTTCGGCATCGGTGGTCTCGGGGTCTTCGCCCTGGGCAAGGATCGTGGCCGAACGACTTGCCAGCCCCGCGCGAATGGCGATGCGCTGGGCCTGCACGTCTTGCACCGGGTTGATGTACGGCCAGCCCTGCGGCACCCAGCGCACGCGTTGATAGAGGCGCCGGTTCCGGTAGTAGTCGGGCATGGGCAGCGCGCCAGACAGCGCCACGGCGTCTGTCCAGGCGGCCCACACGGGGCGGCAATACTGGTGGATGAAGACGTTCCACTGCAGCTGCTCGAGCTGGCGCCGGAACTCGCCGAGGATCACGCGCAAGGCGCGGTCGCTGACGTCGCGCAGGTCGCCGGTGAGCACTTCGTACGGCAGGCCGACCGATGCGGCGGCAGCCATGAGCTGCTGGCGCATGAAGGGGCCGTAGTCGGTGCCGGCGCCGGGCGGCTCGGCAAACTGCACCTCCTCGCCGGGGAGCAGTTCTTGCAGGGAGCCGGGCTCCATCGATGTCAGCGGCGTTCCATCGACATCCATCTCTGCCGGCTGATTTGTCAGCGGGTCCAGCCGCATGTTCGTGGGCGCTGGCCGGGTGATGAAGCCGGCGAAGAGGTTCGCCACCTCCTGCCGCACGAGCACTGCGTCGTCGAAGCTGTCGAGCGTGTGCAGGCGCAGCAGCACCGTTGCCAGTACTGAGCAGCCGCGCACCGCGCCCGGCCGTAGCGGCTCGAACACGTGCTGGATCTCCGAGGCCGGCACACGGACCGTTCCCGCCCGTGCCGTCGCGCGCCCTGACTCGCCCGGGTGGCGACGGTACAGGTGATACGCAACGCGGTCGCCGTCCCGGTCGAACTCGACGCCCGAGACGATCTCGCCGCCGTTGGGCAGCATTTGATTCAGGTTGGCCGGTAGGTGGTCGGCTTCGAAAAGCTGCACCTGCAGCGGTACGCAGAGGCCACGTTCGGGGCGGCGGGGGCGGACGCGGTTCAGAACTTCCCCATCGGTGAACAAGGCGCGAGCGGCCAGCGTCTGCAAGCCGTAGAAGTCGAGCAGACCATCGGCATCGGCTTCCTGCACCCAGTCGCTCCAGAGCTCTTTCAGCGCTGTGCGCAGTTCGAGATCGGGATGCTCGGGGTGCGGCACGATGCCGGTACCGATGGCGTTGGTCACCAGCCCGGCAATCGCTTTCTTGGCCCATGGGTCATTGCGAACGGCGGCGCGTGCACGCGTGCGGATGGTGCCGAGATTCTGCGTGACAGAGGCGTTTGGCCCTGCGCCCGATGCGCGCCAAGCGCGGCCCCGGCTGCCTGTGGTGCCACCGGCCTCGTACGCCTGCGCCCGAACCGCCCGCTCCGCCGGCAAGACGAAACCGAGCTGGCCCAGCGCAGGGTATCGGGTCATGTCACCCCCTTGCCTGCCGAGCGCAGCCGGATCACGCGCGATGCCGGTGCGGCGTCTTCGAGGTTGCGGACGATCTCACTGCGGATGCGCAGCATTTCGTCGACCGAGCGGTATCGGGCGCGCCGGTCCTGAAACTGAACCTCGAGCTCGCCCTTCACCAGTGCACGCTCGATGCGCTGGAGATCTTGCTGTGTGTAAGCCATGCGGTTCTCTATCGTCGTTTGAGGTAGCGCGACGCAGCCACGCGGCGGCGTGTGTGCGCGGTGCGCGGCGGCTCTACGGCCAGTGGTGCGGCGGGTTGTGGTGGCGCTTCGTCGTTGACGGGCGCCGCGGCAAACAAGCTGCCTTGATCGAAGTGCATGCGCAGCCGGCGCCAGTCGGGTTCCTGATACTTATGCACGCCCAGGTAATGCGCCGCGGCGAGGTTGTAGACGTTCAAGTCGAGAATCTCGTTGCGGTCGCCCCGCGCCTTGACCCACTCGGTGCGCGGGTAGCCCTTCACGTAGCGCACGATCTGCTTCTCTGCGGTGAGCTGCTTGTAGAACTCCAGCGGCAGGTCGTTCGAGAAGTGCAACGCGCCCGGGCCGCTGGTGAGCTTGAAGCGGTTGTAGATCCAGTCCTTGGCGGTGTCGGTGCCGACGATCCAGAGCTCGGCGCCGTCGACTTCCGTGGTGCCTTGCCACGTCACGTCCACGCGGGACGGGCGCTGTGCGATCACGGGCTTGTTCGGTTTGCTGGCGCCTTTGACGGCCAGCACGTGGCGCCACTGCCGCAGACGCGTGAAGTGATAGACGTCTTGCGTGTGGCTGCCGCCTGAGTCGATGGCAACGGCGCGGATCTGCATCTCTTTGCCGGAGGCGTGCAGGAACGTCGCCTGCAACGCTTCGTCCAGCGTGGCCCACAGCGCCGGGTCGGACGGGTCACCCATGAAGACCTGGTGATCGATCGTCCAGCGCTCCATGCCTTCGCCCCAGCCCATGATGAGCAGTTCGAGGCGGTCGTCCTGTGTGTCGACGGCGGCTGTCAGCAGCAGCGCGCCGGCGGGCACGGTGCGCAGACGGTAGTCTTCGGCGCGGTCGCGCAGCTCGTCAGCGCTGGTGCGCTGCTGGGCGTTGTCCCAGACGCGCGCCAGTCGCGTGTTGTAGAACACCTGCATCAGGCCGGGATCGCCCTTTTCCTGCGCGAGCTTGGCCTCGCGGTGTTCCTTGATGAGCGCGCGCCAGGACACCCAGCCGAGCGGCGAATACACCGTCGACAGGTGAAAACCGACCGTCTCGCGGTCGCCCTTGGCGTGGGCGATCCAGCGGCCGGTCTTGAAGAGCGCGGGCTTTTCGTGCTCGCGGATGCGGTAGAAGCACGCGGGGCACTCGCAGTAGACGTCGCTCAAGTCGTCGCTTGCGCGCAGCTGCTCGAATTCGAGGATGTGCTCATGGCCGCAGTGCGGGCAGGACACGTAGTAGTGGCGCTGGTCGCTCTGCGCGTAGAGCTCGGCGATGCGCGAGGCTCCGTCGATCGTCGGCGAACTTGTGTAGTAAAACTTGGCGTTGCGGCCGAACGTGCTGGCGCGCTTTTCGGCGATGCCGATGGGGTCGCCTTCGTTGTTGAGGTCGCGCACCCAGCGGTCGATTTCGTCGCCGTACACATACCGCGCGGAGACTTCGGCCAGGTTGGCGGCGGAGCCGGCGGTGTTGATGAACAGCGTGCCTTTGCGGAAGTCTTTGCGCTCGGCGGTGTTGGCAGCGTCGCGCGAGCGGGCCGATGCGACGCGCTCGCGCAGGACGGGTACGGCATCGATTGTCTTGGCCACACGTGCGGAGAAGCGGCGTGTGAGGTTCAACGTCGGTTGCAGCGCGAGGAAGTTGGCCGGCGCGCGGTGGATCGTCGCCGAGATCCAGTTCAACGCGACCTGCGTCTTGAACAACTGCGACGCGACCATGGCGACGACGCGCAAGCACGGATGCGCGGGGGACAGGCACTGCATGGGCTCGACGGCGTACGGCGTGCGCGCGGAGCGGTATGGTCCGGTTTCGGCGGCGCCCGACTCGTCGGGGATCACCATGAAGTCTTCGGACCACTGGTCTACCCACAGTTCGGGGTCGGGCTTCAAGCCGGCCAGGAAGGCGCGGGCGAACAGTGCAGCTCCGTCGGGATGGCTCACGATGTGTCGATGGGCTCTATGGAGCCGTACCTCTCTTTCCCCGCGCGTGACAGGTCGGCCAACTTGCCGCGGTCGGGATCGTTGATGGATTCGGAAAGCACTGCGGCGCCGTGGTCGATCATGTCGTCGAGCACTTTGCGCAGTGCGGTTTCGAGATGGCGCTCGACGGCCCATGGGTCGGTCATCGAGGCAAGCTCGGGCGCGATCTGGCGCGGCAGGCCCATGATCCGGTCGCGTAGGTTGGCGCCGATTTTTTCGGCGGCGTCTTCTACGGCGATACGGCTGACCAGTAGGCCGGAGACCCACTGGTATTCGGTGCGGGCTAGCTGTGCCTGGTAGTACTCGCGTTCGGCGCGGGCGGCTTGGAAGTCGTGGCCGAGGGATGGGTCGGCATCGGGCGTTGTGTCTCTTGCGCTGTAGACGTCGCGGTCAATGCGTGCGGCTTCGTGGCGGGCGCGGACGGCTTCCTTTGCGGGGTCGGCGCCGCGCTTGATCTTCGCGAGCGTGGCATCGACGTCGACCAGCTTGCCGTCCGGCGTGGTGACCAGCTTCCCTTCTTTACCGAGCTTGGTGACGTAGCTGGGCGACCAGTTCTGGCGCGCCGCGAACGCGGAGCGCGTCAGGAGGATCGTTTCACTCATGATTTCACCGTTTCACCTCATCGGAGGTGAATTTCACTAAGCTGGAAAACTGGCCGCTAACGAAGAATCGCGGGTGAGCGCCCCCGCAATACCCCTCGTGCCGGGGGGCCCCCGGGGCCGGCCGGTCGGCAGGTCACTGCCCCGACCTGCCTTCGGCTCGCGGGCGCACCTCCTCAACGGGGAGTCCGGTACGATAGCCATCTCTTTGGCTGTTGCGGGGGCAGGCGGGATGGCGGTTGATTGGCACGATTATCAGGAAGAAGCGGCGGCGTTTTTTAGAAGCCTTGGCCTGGACGCTCAAACCAATGTGACTGTGCAGGGTGTCAGGACACAGCACGATATCGACGTGCTTGTGAAGATGAACCACGTCGGCTTTGACGTTACGTGGGTGATCGAATGCAAACATTGGAAGAGCAAAATTTCGAAACTGCATGTTCTCGCGTTGCGGAGCATCGTGCAGGAGATCGGTGCAGATCGCGGCATTCTGCTCTGCGAAGCCGGCTTCCAAAGCGGCGCAATTGAGGCGGCCCAGCTCACAAATGTTGTGGTGACCTCCTTAGCCAACGTAATGCAGTCAGCTCAGAGCGACATTTTCAGCCTGCGTATTCGAGAACTGTTGGAGCGCATTGAGACTTGCCGAGACCGATACTGGGATATCCCCAAGAGTGTCCGGATCGAACACAGCCTCCGCCCGGACGTCGGCGACCACGGCTATAACGCATTCTTAGTTTTTCAGAGCGCCGATGAAATTATGGGGAAGGCAATTAGGTCCGCTTACCCGATCGCAAATGTGATGTCGTTTCGATTTCCGGAAGTCGCACCAATCCTTTCCGGTCCGCAGGACGTGTTGGCCTATTTGGAACCAGCAATCGCCGACCTGGAGGCGCGATTGGCAAGCTGTGAAGCAGTTTGGAAACATGGCGCGACGCATGCCGCCGGTGCTCCTAGCTCCCAATGAAGCCCACCTAAACAAAAAGCCCGACACAGCAATCCGGTCGGGCTTTCATTTTCTATGGGCGCACGTCGCCCCACGAACCGAACTGTAAGCGACGCGCCCCGCCCCCATCAATACTCGACACCGAATTTAACAATCCACGGCCTGATCGCCACCTTCGCCGCCGCATACGCCAGCGGCTGCCGCAGCCCCGCACGCGGGTTCCGCCACACGCCCGGCCCCAGCCGATTCCGACACTCCACCCGAATCGCCAGCGCATGGTCGCCCGAGATCGCCTCCATCGCCGCCGCCACCTGCTGCATCTGCCACGCATCCACGCTCGCATCGTGAATGTCGTCCGTCGACATCCACTGCCGCGAGCTGGCCGACCCGCCGCACGTCGCATCCCGGTTCGAATACCACTTCGTGCCCGAATACTGCGCCTCCCAGCGGAACCACTCCAACAGCAGATCATCGAGCGCCTGATCCTCGCTCGTCACCAACGCAGATTGCCTCGTCACCTCACGCGGCTTAGCGCAATACATCCTGCCTCCTTGATCCGACGATTTCACGCATGCGCGCAAGCTGCCGCTCCGCCTGCACCACAGCCGCCGGCGCCCCCACCAACGGCGCATCGGGAATCGGCGGCAGATGCTCAGCCACCGCCACCTGCCACAGCGCCGACCACCGCTCCTCGGCATCAGCCCAGCGCGCCGCCTCAACGGCCTTGATCCCAAACCGCACCGCCGACCAGAACACCGCCCGCGACGGCCACTCACCTTTGCCCGACGCCGCCAGCCGCGCCGCATCGAACGCCTCCTCAGCCGTCATGCCGCACCTCGCGCAACGCCTGCCGCAACCGGCCCGCATGCCACGGCAGCCCAGCCACCGCCTGCTCCGCCTGCGCCTGCAACCGCGCCAGCGCCTCCTCCTGCTGGCGCCGCAGCGCCCTCGCCCGCTCGCGCGACTCACGCACCGCAGCCGCATACGACGGCGCCCAGTCCGGATCGCTCGCCCGCTTCGCGTGGTACGCCAGCATCGCAAACGGATCGTCCACACCACCGGCCGCCATACGGCCCCGCCATTCGTCGATCACCATCTGCCTCATGGCCGCAGGTGCCCGAGCCACAATGCGCGCAACACGCGCCCGCTCCGGCCCTCTGAGGTCAACCGGCCAGGCAAGGTCTGCTTGCCACGCCACGCCCTGCCCATCCTCACTCTCTGCAAGCCCATCCCCAACCACGCTCGTGTTCTGACCACGTTCCTCTGAGAGCCGGTGCCGCCGCGAGCGACGGTGTTGGGGGCCGTTTCGATCCTCCCGCGCCGCAGGCGTGGGGGACTCAATCTCCTTCTTCTCACGCCCCCGGCGTGGGGGGTTAGGGGGGTTGGTTTTATAGGTGTTACCGGAATACGGATGTGTGGCGGCTTTCGCGTTATCCACAGACTCCGGCACATCCTTGAAACCCGCATCAGCATTGAATTCATAGCCATCCTGCGGGTGTATCGAACCTCGACCGGCTTTCTTTTGGACGCACGAATCCGTATCCGCCAACGGGCACGCAAAAACAAGCTCGTACTGCCCGCCAAGCCGGCGCAGCAGCCCCAGCTTCTCCAGCTGCGCCAGCATCCGTTGCAGCTTCGACTTGTCATGCGCCAGGTAGCGCACGCCACGGCGCGCAGTGCGCTCCGTCCACTCACGCAGCGCCTGATACGAGATCCGCACCACGCGCCCCACCACGCCCGTCCTGAAGTCCATACGCGGGCGCAGCGCCACCAGGTACAGATGTGCGATCTCCGCACCCGCCCCGGACAGCGCGCTCAATTCAAGATCATTGATGCGATACGCCGACACCCTCGCCTCCATAGGTGCGTGTCAAGCCCATATACCCCGCCAGCCACGCCGCGTGATGCGCGCTGCCAGCCGGATACTCGTTCGCCTCATCCAACGGACGGCCAGACAATGCAGCCGCCCTGCCCTTGGCCCAAACAGCGCCAACGGCCTCGATAGGAATGTCCATGGAATCGCCCTTACAGCCGCAGCGGCGCGGCCTTACACAGCACGTCGAACACCGCCACAAACTCCGGCGACGTCGACGCAACAACAGTGGATCGAAAAGCGAGGCGCTCCGCCTCAGTTGAAATCGCGCGATACCGCGACGCGCAGGCCAACGCCAGCGCAGAAGACTCACCAGCCGCATTGAACGGCCAAAACACATCAGCCAGCGGCCACGCGCAAGCATCCAGCAGATGCTCCGCAAACTTCGACAGCACCGCCAACCCGCGAGGCTTGAACGCCCCCGCAATGCGGTGCCATGCACAACACATCTGATCGACGCGCTCACACGACAAGCCCACAGCAACACGCCCCGCCTTGCAGCACGTCATGCCGTGTGAAAAGCGTGGCGTGTTGCTCTGCGTTTGTGTCATGCGCGATCCAGCCCTGTCAAAAATCGATACAACCCTGCCCTAGTGGTTGCCGCCCCAACCTCTGGCGGCAACACTGCCTCGTCGGGGTCAGACGCCCGACGAAAACCACTCACAACTTTTCACATGACACACTTGGACATGCTTGAGGCGCGCAAAGCCGCCGAAAAATTGCTCGACCAGATCCTGGAAACTCAGCCCACCCTGTTTCAGAATGGCCTGCACGCGAACGAAAAATCTGGCGAAGCGATGGCCCAATTCTGCGAACAGTTCATCGAGGCTTATTCCGCTTACCTTTTTGTACGGGCTCAGTAACCTCCGCTAGTAGCATCAGCTCGCGCGCCAGGGTTTCACGGACCTCCGTAACCCGCGCGGACAACGGCATAGTCAAGCTCGGTCGACTTTCCGCCACCATCCCAAACAGAACACTTGCGATCCGCTTGGAATCTTCCTGCGACAACTTCGCCGTCCCACCGCAATTCGCTTTACAGCCTTGCATCACTTCTCCTATGCGCTCACGCGCTTCAAAAAACAGCCAATCACGCCTTGCCACGCAACCGCTGCATCCGCTCCGCATCCCGCTGCGCACGCACACGCAGCAACTCACGCAGCACCATCACAGAAGCCGTCGCCTCTTCAAACTCCCGCTCCAGCTTCCGCATCTCACCCTCCGAGAGATGGTTATCCGCCAGCGCCGCAGACATCGCGCGGCTCACATCCCCCACCTCGGCCAACACCTGGCACAGCGCCTCATACAAATCCGTATTCGGCAGATCCTCACGGGCCACCTCAGGGAGCGGAATCGCCACCATCCCGTGCCGCCAGCACAGCGCCTGAATCGGCAGCTTCGCGTTCGGCACACCAGCGCCTTCCGCGTGCTCGACAATCACCGACACCTCTTCGAACGACACATAGTTCGTCTGCACATGCGGCAGCAGCTTGTTGCGCAGGACCGCGGCGGACTTGTCCATCCGCGCGGCCAATCCTTCAACGCCGCCCGGGTAGCCGCGCGCCACCCAGTAGAGCGCGTCGTGTTGGTTGATCTCGGAATAGTGGTGGCTCAAGTTGTCTCTCCTAAAGAGCTGTCATAGACGGGCCGTGTGGGTCGCACTACCGGCGGTTTTGGTGGGCGCGTACACTTGCCTCATCGTTGGAAAGGCGCGATCCAGTGTGTGGAAGCAGACCCTGCGACGAATGCGCCGAAGACGGGACACGGATGCCGCAGCCGGTATCATTCGGGGCTTGGGCCGCATTGGCCGTTGGTGTAGCCGTGTGGATGACGCGCGGGCGGAGATAAGCTCGGGCCAGATCAAATGCCAGTCTTCGGGCCGGAGATCCGGACGTCGAACCGCGCCCTGCGTCGCGACTTCAATTGCGACGCATCTCGCTGGGTTGATCCGCAGACCTTTGTTCACGACTTGCGACAAGTAGATCGGCGACATGTCGATGGCGCGCGCGAGTGCCGTCAAGCGGCCACGTCGAGCACGGACATACTCGGTTAGTGTCATGGCCATGACGATAGCTTTTTCTATCGTACCAAACAATAGAATCACATAATTTTGCAATCGCTAGGAAAGGGACACCACCATGGATTTGCGCGCGCGAAGAGTTGAGAAGCTTCGCCAAATGGTGAATGACGCGGGCGGCCCCGCCGCCTTCGCTCGATTGCACGAAGGCGTCAACCCGACCTATGTCTCGCAGCTGCTCAACGGCACCGCACCGTTTGGTGATCGAGCAGTGGAGAAGATGGAAAAGCTCATCGGGCTACCGGCCGGGACATTCGACGCCGGCGAGGCCGACGTTGATGCACAGCTTGCTGAGCGCGACCGGGTTATTGCAGAACTGAGGCAACAGTTGGCAACCAGCCGCGCCCGCGAGGCTCGCGCAGTCAAGTTGCTCACAGAGGCCGCAAGCCTCCTTGTTGACGCGGAAGTAGACGTTTTGCAGCCTTCCGGAAAGAAGGCAAAGCGTTTCGAAGATGCACCTGCGGAAGTTGCAGAGCCATCCGACTACGGATATCCCCCCCTTCCTAAGGCAAAAGCGCAGCGCAAGCGCGCCGGTTAGAGAATCCCGCTTCGGCGGGATTTTTTGTTTCCTGTTGAGCAGGATGCGAATAGGACGATTCTTATTCTATTGTTGGCCGCCCACCAACAACATGACTGCCCGCGCGGGCCGTCAGTCGAATCAACAATGGGCATCCTCATTCAGTTTCCTCAGCCAGGCACGTGCACACCGCCTGGAAAACCTCCCTCTATCCAGACCGAAGCCGAAGAGCTACATCTCGCCGCTGCATATCGGCGCGATCTCGATCGTGCAATCGCACTGCTGTTCGAGCACGTTCTCAGCGGCGCATACGACGGTGTCGCCCTTATCTTGAAACCAATTTCGTCGATTCACAAACCGGCTCTTGTAGTGGGAGGCTTCTACCGGCATAGACTAACCGACGCCGCAGACGCGACCATGCACTTGCACCTCGCCCTCAAGCTGCGCGGACGGGAACAAACGTCGTTGTCACAGGTGCGGGACACGGGTAGCGCCGCGCATCACTCACAAACTGGCCAACAAGGGACCATGGACAAAGATGTGCAAGACGCTCCGTAGTTAGGACGCCTCATCGACTCCTGTTGGCAAGAGCTTCGCCATGTACACGTATGGGGCCAGCTGGAACGCATCCTCCAACTCTTTTGCGCTATACACGATCAGTTTGGGATCTCGCAAAGCTGACGTAACCATAGCGAGCCGCCAACGGGGGTTCGATCTCAGGCCAATGTTGTGCTCGTTCTTTGTCAGGAAAAACTGCGGTACATCGCTAGCGGTGCCTTTGACCTCGACATGAAATATTTGCTGGCCGGCGGAAAAGACGAAGTCGTGTCCACATGGCAAATGGGTTACCCGCTCACATTTAAAACCCATGCCTTTGTAGTGTTTCATCACCACTCTTTCTGCCGCTTCCTCAACGTTCTTCCGGTGCTCTGCAGTTCCAAAACCGCATAGAGGATCACACGAGTTTGTCTCGGGATCTGGCAAGACCGCTTCGGACGGATTTCTTACCGCATGCTTCTTCAAGGTCATGAGGCGGCTCTCCAGCAAGGCAAGAACGCGCTTCTTGCTGGCAGTCGCCTTCACGCCCGGCCCCTTAAGGTAAGAGTACTTCGCTTGGCGAATTGAAGAATCGGAGAAGGGATCAACCCTTAGTTCGGGGGGAACAAAGTAAGCTTCTTTGCTCGTTATGCAGTAGGACCAGTCGTATGCCGGGTGGTCGGTATCGCCCCTCTTCTCAACAAACTCCGACGGCGGATCGCGCCACTGACCTTCGAGCGTAGCGTTTTCATACCAGCCAACAATATGGATACCTCGCCGCTTTGGGTCCTTAGCGAGGCAGATGACTGTCCACCCCTTCGGATCAGAGCTTCGAGGTGCGCCCCCTCTCCCTTGTGGAGGCACATAGCAAAAATATGTGCCGTCGCCGCTAGGCTTGAAGTTGAAAGCCTCATGCCCACGCCCGAGATTTTTCTTATCCTTATTTTGGCTTAACCACGCAAAGTTCCCGTCAACAGGTCCCCCGCGATAATAGTCAGACCAGCCAAATTTCACCCACAAAACCTTGTTGGAAGATCCAAGTCCCATTTCCGATGACTTGACCCCATCCCCTCGGTCTCCGCGCGGTGTCAACTTATGGCTGAGCATGCATGCTTTATTCCGATTCAAATGCTCAAAATGGGCAGGCGTATGTCCACCACCTTTGTGTGGGCGAACTGGTCGCGAGCATGCCGTGCAAGTGAATCCGGGTCCGGGTCGGCCGTCCTTGAAGGCGTCATCTCTCAGGCGAATAGCCTCTGCAATCCCAATCCGCCGAGACCCAAAATTACAGAACGTTGCTGCGGGCATCAGTCCTCTCCGACTTCGCGCCATGCTTAATTGCTGGCCCAATTGCTAGGTTCCGGCAACTCGTCTCAGCCCTGCCACCGTCAGCGACCACGACACCAAAGAGCGCGCCTCAAAAAGGCCGCACAGCCTTCCTCGAGGGATTGCGAGAAACAGGCTCAACTTGCGCGGCCAAAACCCCTTATCAAGTGCGAACAGGCACGCGGACTGGTAGCGACTCTCTTACCCAATTCGTTGCAACCAATGCACGCATCCCGTCAGCATGGACGTTTGGGTCTCCATCGAGTGAGCGCAGCGTTACCAAGATGGTCACCATCATCGCCTCAGTAAGCGCCGGCTCGTATGCCCTCAGAAACACGCCAGCTTGTAAGGCCCACTCATCTCCTCTTGTACCGTTAGGGAACGCTTTGCGATGAACCTTCACGGGAGCCCACTTGCCTCCATTCTCAACCTGCACCGATTCATAGCCCGTCTGGCCCTCTTCTGACTCCATGGGCACCTTGCCGCGAATCTTCGCACCATCTAGGACACCAAAGCTCACTTCAACATTGGCACGAACGTATTCGCTCCCCCCATTTGGGTCGAGCGGCGGACTGTATGTTGAGGTAATGATGACTTCGCCTCGGAATTTTCCATCGTTGATCAGACACTGTGGTATCGGATACGGAGCCTTTCGCCACCTCATGCCAGGGTGGACGCGGGCCTGGAATGCGAGCGTGAAACGGTCATCACTATCGTAAAGAGAAGATATAACGTCCTCGGGCCGGCCCGCACCGAAATATCTTCTGTCATTTGGAACGTAATCGGGTGATGACAACTGTGCAGCGTGGATGACCAGTGCTTTAACAAGTGCAGGATGCGGGGCAAGTCCGGGGCGTCCCTCCAGTGCGCGCCAAGTATGCGCGGCCATACCGGCGGCGACCGGCGCTGCAAAGCTCGTTCCAAACGAATGCACGACGTTGTCGTTTGGCGCAAGGACGCGGATGCTGGAGGGCCCGGATTGCCATTCCGTATGGACACCGCCGCCCACGTGAACAATATCCGGCTTGGGAGTAAATACAGGACCCGGGCCTCTCCGAGAGTAAGGCGCTGGTGAGCCAACAGAAACTCGTGCTCCCACGGCATCCAAATGCGTAACTGACCCGACAGTAAGCGATCTCACTGACTCACCCGGCATCGATACCCGGTCTCGCAAGACAGCATCGTCGGGCCATCCCCTCTTCGGGTCTTGCACGTAGTTTCCGGAGGCGACCACAAACAAGACACCGCGCTCGTCGCTAATTTGGTCTAGTGCTTGGGCAAACTCGCTAAATTGCTCGGTATCCGCCTCACCTGCCCCTAGCGACAGATTCCAAACCTTGATGTCGGGCCGCGCAACAACTGCCGCCTTAAGTCTCTCAATTAAGGCACCGACGTCACCGCCCGCTGTTTCCAAACCACATACGTCATGTACGCGACATCCGGACTGAGGAAGCCACGGGTGCGAGTCATTAAGCCGGTGTGCGCCGGCGACGAGCGAGGCAACCATCGTTCCATGCCGGAAGTCGGTTTCCGGAGGCAAAACAAATGGGTTTCTCCCAT